GTAGAGAAGACGGGAGACTACTACTGGTGTCATAACCTCGACTCGGGAGATTTCTCCATTCGAATGCAAAGAGTTCTGGGCTATTGCGGGACGCGTACAGCGCCGCCGTATATGCTCCAGTAATCTCAGAGCCTCGAAGGAAATTTCGCTTAGCGAACTCAAAACCTTGATTAGAAATATGATTGGTATAAGAGACGTTAAGGTCATCGAGTAGACTAAGATACTTCTTGTACGCCTTTTCATTAAAGATGACAATGTCATCTCCAAGAATCAGGTACTCACCCTTAGAAGCATTTCTGCTTCCAAAGGAACACCAGACCAGGATGTGATGAACTAAGGCCATAAAAGGCCATGAGGACAAAGCACCCATTGGTTGCCCGGTATTGTATCTCACTTCTTTGGGACATTTAGTCCCCAGAGTGGTATTCCATGCTTGGGACACTGACTTGGAAACGTGAAAGGGCCTCTTAAAGAGGTTCACCCAACTACTTCCCAATCCAGGCCTAATGAGATTTCCTACCTCTTCATAAATGAAGGCGGGTAGAGAATCCGTAGCATTGGATAGGTCTGCATAGCCATAAAAAGCTCTGCCTTCCTTCCACTTCTGCGAGGCTACTATTCCTACCTTATCATGATTATACGTGCAATCTTCCGGAATTTTCCGTAGGGTTCGCATCAAATCTTGATGAAGTTCGGATAAGACAGTCTGAGTTACGGTGTCGACGATCGCGAATATTCGCGGCTTTAACTTCCCTCCTTCATAGGATAAAGAAATTTTTCCCAAATGAAGTTGACGATTTGAATCTATCAACGGTTCATACGGTTCCAGCACGTTGTCGCACCAATTCTCACTGTCTCCCTGGTAGTAAGAGTTCATGAATGCTAAAATTGAGTCCTTTGCCTTATGTTGTATAACTGCAGCTCTATCCCAAGGGAAAGAGAACAGAGATACTCCGTTCGGAGAGGATTTCAAAGATACTTTGTGACTCGGCACTTGTGAAAATTTCACCTGTGCTCTGCCAGTGGTGTTAGCTTTCAGCGGAACCTGGTCAAGTAACTCCGGAGATCTTATCTCCTGTTGCATGAATTGCCAATCGATCTTAGTCGAGCTTAGCAAACTCTTCAATGAGTCACTGCCCATTTTCGTACTACTTTGATTAGTGATTGAAGTTAAGTCTGTAAAGGTCCTGATAGTAATAAGACGTCGAATTGAACAAATTGTCAACACGAATCTTATAGCCGTAAGATCTCCTTCTTGGAGACACCTGCGCTTAAGCCGAGTGCCAAACATTTTTGGAAATCCTTCGCTATCTATTCCAATACTGATTTTGCTGTGTTTCAAATCTTTAGATAATCCATATAAACATGCCTCAACCTGCTCTTGAGCAGCTTTCAGATACCTTACGGTATACTGGGCGCCCTGAGTGGTGAGTAGATGCTCGACTAAGTCGGTCATCATATGTATTATAGGAGGTTCTATTGATGGGAACAGGATAGGAAATGTACTTCTAACCATGCGGAAAAGCAATCTATACTTTATATTCTTGTTTTTATATAGAATAGAAGTCTTAGAGACCTTCTCTGTAGACATTAGTCTACCTCTTTTCTTTCTTTGTTCTCGCGTTGTGCTACTTTTAATTTTAGTATAACGTGGATTCATAGTTGTTGGTGGTCATGTCTCTTTGACCGTCGAGGCGAAGTCCCCAGAACTGCCC